GTAAATATAAATCCAGCACCACCCATATCAGCAGCAAACTGATAAATCTCATCAAAAGATTCTATCATCTTATATGGAATTTGATTATAGAAATTACCCTGCCATCCTTTGAATTCTACTACTCTATTCACAAAACTTTTATCTCTTAAATCACCAATAACAAACTCATCAGCTTCATGTCTACCAAACTCTGGATGATCTAGATCAACTCCACGAACCCAGTACCCTTCTTTCTTTAGTCGTTTGACCATATGACTACCGATGAAGCCACCAGCACCAAGAACTAATGCCTTTTTCTCTGGATAGTGTCCCATGTTATATAAAATAAGATTCAATATATTTATTATAACATAGAAAGAGTTAATTGACTACCCCTTAATATATTTCTTTTATAGTTATATTAGCCGACATAGTTTTTCTAATCATATCACTTCCATGAGGACTCACTCCATGTAAAAGATGACTAGGAAAAAATGCAATATCTCCTTTCTTATATTTCAAATTACATGTGTTAGTATAGGATATTAATTGTTCATACTTAGAGGAAAAATTACAAGAATTTCTATCGAAGAAAAATAGTTTTGAAAAATTTTCTCCATCGTTTACAAAGAATACACTTGATATATCATTACCTTTATGAGCATGTATCTCCTGATGATATCCTCTCTTATACAAATTAATCCAAGGATCAAATAAAATATAATTAAAAGATTTATTTAATTCTTTATATAACAATTCTATACTAGGTTTATATAAATGTATAGTATCTTTCCATGACAACGGTATTCTATCAATTTTACATTTATTACCCCAATCAAAATGATCGTTATCAATATCTTTGGTATTGCAAGCGTGATCTATAAGATCAATAAATTCATCAGCATTAGGTGCTGGAAAAATGGTATAAAATTCAGATGTAAACGGTGCAACAAGCATTAATTATCAAAACTACTATATGATTTCCAATATGTTTCTGGATGATCTACAACCAACCTCTCTTCAAAATGTACTCCATTACCCCATAACTCAACATCAGCTCCTAGAGGTGCATTGATGGTAATTGTTTCTGTAGGAAAAACTACTCTTTCCGTAAAGAAATTTTTATCACCAATACACCTCATAACAATCATATGATTTGTATTGTTATGGTAGGAGTATTCAACCATGATGAACTACATTTTTCCAATCTTCATCGAATATTTGTAATCCTTTATCAGTAAGAACGTGGTTGTACATCTTATCAAATACAGATGGTGGCATTGTCACAATGTTAGCTCCATTTGCAAAAGATTGAGAGACACTATTTACGTATCTGATAGATGCAGATAGTATCTTTGTTCTGTGTATACATTGTACTCTGAATACTTCATCAATATCTCTAATTAAATTTAACCCTGCGATTGAATTATCATCTAATCTACCAACAAAAGGTGAAACATAAGCAGCACCAGCTTTTGCAGAAAGTATGGCTTGTGCAACGTCAAATATAAGAGTTACATTCACTCTAATTAAATTCTTGCATGATAGTTCTGCACACGCAAGTAAACCATCAGGTGTACACGGAACTTTTATTGTTGCAGAGGTTGGAAATTTAGTTGCAAGTCTGATTCCTTCTTCTATCATTTCATTGGCATCACCAACAACTTCCATACTTATATCTCTCAATCCTATATCTTGTATCTCCTGATATACTTCCTCTGGGTCTCTTCCACTTTTACGAATCAAAGTTGGGTTTGTTGTTACACCATCAATCAATCCAGTACCATAATACTTTCTAATTAAATTTGTGTCTGCTGTGTCTAAAAAAATCTTCATTGATTCAAGTAAGTTTGTCATAGTAATCCTTTTTCATATATCTACCAAGGATATTTGAATTATAATACAAAGGTGTGCCGTCGGCAAGCGATTCCATGAGTACATTATTTAGAAACAACTGCCTTGTCTCTTCGTAGTTTACTTTCCCTAGTGTCTTATGTAGGCTTATAATTTCTCTTCGGAAATTGTCTTTTCCAAGGTCTCTAATATCTTGTTTAAGCTCCTCAGAAGATCCAAAGTATCGTTTCCAGTCAGACTCTGAGGTGACTCTTCGTTTTCCTCCTTTGGGTTTTCTTTTTTGTACGAAGTATTTTCTTCCAATATATTGTTTTCCCGAACAAAGGTTTGTGATTCTGTAGACAAAGCCGTAGTAGTCCCCAATATCATCAGAAGTAAAGGGTAAACCATTATAAAACCAAGGATTTTCATAATCTATATCGAAAGACATTTATCATCTAAGATTCATCTACAAGAGTGCAATTTTTCCACCAGTGTGGTGTTAAAGTATTACCCCATTTATCTGTATAAGTAGTGTTCTTATCTTGTTCTGCTTGAAATAATGTAGGATATACTTTTCTATCTTCATATACATCAGTCCATCTATTATTATCGGCGTAATACATTGTACCTATGCCAGCCATTCTACTCTGTTTTGTTATGTGATATGCCATTATCCATGCGAAGATTATGATTTATTTATACTCGCAATAACAATATTAAAAGAGTAGGATATTCTATCCTCATCGGATTTATTTTCCTCCACTTCATGACTTAAACTAGATGGAAATATTATCATCTTACCTTCTTTTGGATTAAAAAAATAAGTCATATAAGAATTTGTTTTAAGTGCAAATTCATCTGTATAAGACTCTAATTCTTGACACTTTTCAAAAAGGTTTGGTGTTTCAAAAATTATATTGCCACAATTTTTCGGAGCCTTAATCCACAAAACCCCAGAAAAAACAGCTTTAGGATGCATATGTTTTACATTAGAATCACCAGGCCCATTTATATTTGTCCATCCTTCAATAACCATAGAAACATTCTCTGACATTGGTAGGAATCCAGAGAGTGAATCTATAATTATTTTTTTTAATGTTTCTGATTTACATTGTAGTATATTAACTTGATCAGACTGCCATCCCCCACGATTAGATATTTTTCTTCCTATAGGATCTTCATTTTTACCTTGATATGATTCTTTTATTAATTGATCTCTATAAGTATCAAAATTATCTATCTCTAAACTGTGAATACAAGTAGGAAAGATTGGTGTAACTTTATAGTTTAAATCCACTAAATGTATCCTTCTTTACATCCTGTTTAATACCACCAACAACATAGGATTCAACCTCTGTTTCTTGTGGCGCCACTTGCAATCCCTTTGAACTAATCCAATGAGTAGTCCAAGGTAAAGGATTATGTGAAGCTGGTATATCATACATTGGTTTCAATCCAATAGACTTCATTCTACGATTTGCAATCCACTCAATGTATTGTGATAACAACTTATCATTCAAACCAATCATACTACCATCTCTGAACAGATATTCTGCCCATGTCTTCTCTTCATTTACAGCCTTTGCAAACATATCATATACATTACTCTCTTCTTCCTTTATGATGTCAAGCATATCTGGATCATCACCTCTTCTCCAGTAGTTTAATATATTCTGCGTGAGTGCCAAGTGCTGGTTCTCATCTCTGGCAATAAGCGATATAATCTTCGCCGACCCTTCCATGGCTTTGAGTTCACCGAAAGCAAAAGAACAAGCAAAAGAAACATAGAAACGAATACCTTCCAAGATATTGACGTTAGCAACCGCCCTATAAAGAGATCTCTTGAGTTCCTTGATTTCATAGTTTGAAGTAGGACTTTCTTTCCATCCATCCTTCCACATATTACCAGTTCCCCATAGTTGGGCCTGATTTATAAAGTCATCATATGCACCAGTAACACTTCTAGCTCTTGATAATATATTCTCATCATCTAATATCGTATCAAATACCTCATCAGGGTTAGGATAGACATTCTTTATGATATATGTATAGGAACGTGAGTGTATCATCTCCATAAATGACCAGACTTCCATACATGCCTCTAGTTCTGGTATCGAACAATACGGAATAAAGGCCATGCCAGGAGCTCTACCTTGTACGGAATCCAACATAATCTGATACTTCAAGTTAGAAGTATAGATATGTTTCTGTTCTGGACGTAACATCTGATAGTCACCACGATCTTTCTGTAGTGACACTTCTTCTGGTCTCCAGAAGTATCCTAACTGTTGTTTTGTTAAGTTCTCAAATGCAGGGTACTTGTATGAGTCATATCTTTGTATACCCAAAGGTTGGCCAAAAAACATGGGTTGTTTTTTAGTGTCAACTTTATTAGGATTAAAGACAGTCATACCCTTGATGCTGGATGACTTCATCTCTGCAGAAAGTTTAAATTGCACAGGATTCGCACTCCTCTTCTTTTGTATCGGTTTGTAATTTATTGATAAGGCTATCTAGATATTCCGTACTATCTTCTTCTACTTCGTCACTCTTCATATCATTTGTGTTCTGATAATAAGATGTCTTCCAACCATACTTGTATGTGGTCAAAAGATCATTCGCCATCACTTGCATTGGAACTTCATTGTTATCATAATTACTTGGATTATAACTCCAGTTTCCAGATATGGCTTGGTCAAAGAATTTTT